AGACGAGACTGACCTCAATACTATTAGCTACAACGTCTACAAAGGATTTCAAGCTGACTTGGAGTCTCGTTCTGCTTGGGAAAAACGTACTGAAGATGCTATGAAGTTAGCTCTTCAGGTAGCTGAAGCTAAGTCTTTTCCTTGGCCTGGAGCGTCCAATGTCAAATTTCCGCTTATTACTATTGCTGCTTTGCAGTTTCATGCTCGCAGTTATCCCGTACTTATTAACGGGGAGACTCCCGTACAGTGTCGTGTAATCGGTGACGACCCTACAGGTGCTAAAGAGCAACGTGCTCATCGTGTAAGCCAGTTCATGTCTTACCAGATTCTTGAAGAAGACACTACGTGGGAATCTGAGATGGATAGAGTTCTTATCTCTCAGCCTATTGTAGGTTGTGCCTTTAAGAAATCTTACTTTGACCCAATCCTAAAGTACAACGTCTCTGAGCATATCCTTGCTAAAGACTTTGTCGTAAACTATTGGACTAAGCATTTAGATACGTCCCCACGCATTACCCAAATCCAATACCTATCTAAGAACGACATCTATGAGCGTGTAGCTCGTGGCTTGTGGTCTGAGATGAAGGAAGGCCGTCCTGCTGCTGTTCCTCAGTCAAACATGACTTTGGCTCAGAACAAAGCTCAGGGCATGACTGCTCCTGATTCTATTGACGATAGCACTCCTTACGAAATCCTAGAACAACATACCTTCATTGACTTTGACGGTGATGGCTACGCTGAGCCGTACATCATCTGGATGCGTCGTGATACTAAACAAGTTCTCCGCATTGTAGCTCGCTACTTCGACACTTCTATTGAAAGAGATGAAAAAGGTAATGTCCTCTCCATCAAAGCAGAAACGTACTTTACTAAGTTCCCTTTCATTCCCTCACCTGATGGTGGATTCTATGACCTCGGTTTTGGAAGTCTTCTTGGACCACTTAATCAGAGTATCGATACCCTTCTCAACCAGCTTATTGACACAGGCACGATGGCCAATACCGCAGGTGGATTCCTCAGTCGTGGAATCAAGCTCAGAGGCGGTAACTACAACTTCGCACCTTTAGAGTGGAAGCATGTCGATACGACAGGCGATGACCTGCGTAAAGGTATTATGCCTTTACCTGTTAGAGAGCCTTCTCAAGTTCTGTTTACATTGCTTAGTATGCTTATCAACTACGGTGAGCGTATTGGTGGCTCGGTTGACATCTTGTCTGGTCAAAACCCAGGTCAAAATACTGCTGCTGAGACTACAAGGACAATGGCAGAACAAGGAATGAAGATTTTCTCTGGTATCTTTAAACGTACCTACCGTAGTCTTAAAGATGAGTTCCGTAAGTTGTATCGCTTGAACCAACTGTACCTACAAGGTATTGAAAACTACAATAGCGACCAAGGTCAAAACTTTATTGATGCTGATGACTTCTCAGGTCCTGTATCTGATGTACGTCCTGCAGCAGACCCTAACATTGTTTCAGACACACAACGTATTCAACAGGCTTCTGCCTTACTCCAGTTAGCAAGCACTACCCCTGGTATGAATATGTATGAAGTTCAGAAGAACTACCTCAGAGCAATGAAGGTAAACAACATTGAACAAATCCTACCAGACCCACGTGGCCCTAACGCTATTAAGCCAGGACCGTCTGAGAAGGTACAGATTGAACAAATGAAGATGCAAACTAAACAAGCCGACATGCAAATGCAGTTCAAACTAGGCATGATGAAGCTTATGAAGGATGTTGAAATCAACCAAGCTAAGATTCACAAGTTAGAAGCAGACGCTATCCTTGCCGTAGAACAAGCAGGTGGTGTGAAAACTGGTCATGATATTGCGATGCTAGATGCTCAAATTGGAGCAGCCAAAGCACACAATGAAGGAATTCAATCTGCTTTACGAGCCATGATGGACCTCGAAAAGCACATGAATGATATGTCTCAACCTACACAGGTAGAGGAACAAAAACCAGAGATGTAACAAGGAGGTAGTATGGCTATTGTAGTAACAGAGCCTGAGTTTAATGAATGGAAAGCAAGTCGTGTAACACAAGCCTTTATGAGGGCAATACACAACGACAGAGAGTGGTTAAAAGAAATGTTGTTAGCAGGAACCGAAGACGATGCGAGTATTCGTGGAAGAGCAGCAGCATGTACAGCTATTCTAGCTTTAGACTACAACGAGTTAATGAATTCAGTAACGGAGAAGAAGGATGATTAATGTGTCTGGCATTACTCCAGTATTTGATAGGATTTTAATTAAGCCTCTCGAAGTGGAAGAAAAGACAGCAAGTGGAATCATTATTTCTACTGCAGAGACCAGCGAGCGAGAACAGCTTTCAAATACTACAGGTGAGATTATTGCCTTAGGTGAAGAAGTTCCAGACGGTGTTGTTTCAGTAGGTATGAGAGTTGGCTACGCTAAGTATGCTGGCTTGATGTACAAAGGTAAAGATGGCGTGGATTATCGAATGATTAACTACGACAACTTAGTATGTAAATTAGATGATGACATGAAGTTGATTGACCCACATCTAGCACAGGGAAGAAAACCATGAGTGAAGAAATACAACAAGAAGCACCACAGGACGCTCCAGAAGCTCCTCAGTTCGAGTCCGAAGCAAGGGCGCAGGGCTGGGTAGCAGCAGATGAGTTCCGTGGCTCTGAGAGCGATTGGGTTGATGCTGAGACGTTTGTACGTCGTGGTAAAGAGATTATGCCAATCCTTCGTAAGAACAATGAGAAACTGCTTAAAGAATTAGGTGAAGCTAAAAAGATGGCTGAAGAAGCACGTGAAACTGCTAAAGAGTTTCGTGAGTTTCAAAAGCAACAATTTGAGCGAAAGACCAAAGACTTGGAAAGTCAGCTAGAAAACCTGAAGCAAGCTAAGCGTGAAGCAATTACGCAAGGCGATGGTGACAGAGCAATAGCGATTGACGATGCCATGGATGCTATTAAAGAAGAGCGTCTAGAAGCAAAACAAGACTTAAAAGAAGCTGAAGAAAAAGCTAAAGAAGTTCCACAAGTCACTACTGACCCAATCTTAAATACATGGATTGAGAAGAATGACTGGTTTGGTAAAGATACAAGAATGACTGGTATTGCTAATGGATTAGGTGTTGAACTCCGTCGTGAGAACCCTAGCCTTAATGGTCAAGCCTTCTTGGATAAACTAGATGAGGAACTTACAGCAATGCTACCAGAGAAGTTTGGTAAGAAACGAGTACAGAATCCGATGGAAGGCTCCTCTAATGGGACAGCTAGACCATCAGTGGGTACTGGAAAGAAATCTTACAACAACTTACCTGCAGAAGCTAAAGCAGCTTGTGATAAATTCGTTAAGCAAGGTCTTATGACCAAAGAAGCTTATGTTGCAGAATATGAATGGGATTAAGGGAGAAAGAACATGACTGAAATTAAAAAAGAAGTTAAAGCTGTACCAGAGTCTACTAAGGTAGAGCGTCCACGTGAACGTAAAAAAGGCGTATTTAATGGGACTCAAGGTAAGCTGCAAGTAGGAAACCAAATTGAAGGGTATCACTTGCATATTTTCAATGACACGCCTGGGCGCATCCAGAATGCCACTGAAAACGGTTATGAGTTTGTTCACCCTAGCGAGGTAGGTGGCGTTACGGATAATGTTACATCACGTAACACCGATGTAGGAGATAAGGTTAGGTTCTTAGTAGGGGCTGGTGAGAAGGGCGACCCAATGTATGCTTACTTGATGAAAATCAAAGAAGAGTGGTGGCTTGAAGACCAACGTCAATTACAAGAGCGTAACGACAAAACCGATGCAGCAATCCGTGGTGGTAATACACCTGGCGTAGACTCCACAGGTTTCTACAATGCTGGTATTAAATTTTAAAACTTTCTAATTAAGGAAAAAAAATGGCAAACGTAAATGCCGTAACAGGATTGTCGCCAGTTGGCACAATCACTGGTGCACCCTTTAACGAGCAAGGCGTACTTTACGCTATCGCTAACGACGCATCCAACACATACGCTATTGGCGATGTTGTGAAGTCTGCTGTTGGTAATGATGCTAATGGTGTCCCACTCGTTACTAAAGCTGTAGCTGCTTCCGTTCCACTAGGTGTTATTGCTTCCATTCGTGTAGCTAACCCAGGTGTTTCATTGCAAGGTACTAACTTAAACTTAGCACAACTCTGGATTGGTTTATCATCTGGTTCATATACCTATGTTTATGTTATCACTGACCCTGCTGTAATTTACTCTGTTCAAGCTAACGCTTCTGCAGATGCTAAAGTTGGTGCTACTGCAGTTCCAACAATCACTGCTGACCAGACTTCAACATTGGCCCAGTCTTCACCTTTCTCAAGCACTTATGTAACTTGCGATAGCTCTGCTACTGCAGCTTCCATGTTCCAAGTTGTTGGTCTCTACCAAGAGCCAAACAATGTCCCTGGTGCTTACAATAACGTTTTGGTGAAGTTTAATAAACACCAATATTTACAAGCCTTCGGCGCTTAATAGGAGAATAAAAAATGGCTGGTGTAATTACAACTGGTACTCACCCAAAGGCCCTATGGCCTGGTGTTAAAGCTTGGTGGGGTCAAACTTACGACGAACATCCTGAAGAATATATTCACTTGTTCGACAAAGATACTTCACATCAAAACTACGAGGAAGACGTTCAGTTAACTGGATTTGGTCTTGCTCCTGTTAAATCTGAAGGCCAAGGCGTTCAGTATGATTCAGAAGTTCAAGGTTTCGTAACTCGCTACACACACGTTGCATACGCTCTTGGTTACATCGTAACTAAAGAAGAGTTGGATGACAATTTGTATGAGCAAGTTTCTAAGCGTCGTGCTGCTGCTTTAGCTATGTCTTTCCGTCAAACCAAAGAAAATATTGGTGCTAACGTTTACAATCGTGCGTTCAATGCTACCTACACAGGTGGTGATGCTCAACCTTTGTGCTCTACAGCTCATCCAAATACTTCTGGTGGTACTTTTGCTAATACCCCTACTGTGTCTGTTGACCTCTCCGAAGCTTCTTTGGAAGATGCAACAATCGCAATCATGGGTTTCCAAAATGACCGTGGTTTGTTGATTAACGTAATGCCACGTTCTTTGATTGTAGCTCGTCAAGAATGGTACAACGCTAACCGCATTCTGAAGTCTGTATTCCAATCAGGTACTGCAAATAACGATATCAACGTTCTGAAGGCAACTAATGCCATCCCAGAAGGTATCACTATGAACCATTACCTCACAAGTCCACATGCTTGGTTCTTGCGTACTAACATCCAAAATGGTATGAAATACTATGAACGTGTTGGTATCACATTTGACCAAGACAATGACTTTGATACTATGAATGCTAAAGCTAAAGGCTATGAGCGTTATAGTTTCGGTTGGTCAGACCCACGTGCTGTGTATGGCGTTAATGGTCCTTGACGGTAAGTAGTTGATTCTTAAGGGATTATGGATAAAAAGGCTAAAGCTGCTGCTTATCAAAAGCAATACCGCTTAAAACATCCTGACAGAGTACGAAGTACTGATTTAAAGAAAAGCTTTGGCATTACTTTAGAACAGTACAACGAAATGTTAGAAAAGCAAAACGGTGTTTGTATGATATGCAAAAACCCTGAAACAGTTATAGATAACAGAACGAAACAACTTAGAAATCTGGCAGTAGACCATTGCCATACTACTAAGAAAGTTCGTGGTTTGTTGTGTATGGGGTGTAATCAAGGTTTAGGCAACTTTAGAGATAATCCTAAATTTCTTGCAGAAGCAATCAACTATCTACTTAATTAACTCTTTACATTAGAGTTAGTTTGTGATATAATAGGAGGGTTAGGAGTTCACAAGACTCCTTTCCTTTCCTTCTAAAGGACAAATCATGGAAAAAAGAATCATCGAAACCTTTCCAGCAGGCGTAGCTAAAGACAAGCCAAGCAATATGGCAACTCCAAAGTCTAATGCCAAAAAAGGATTAGGTAACACACAAGCAGTAGAGAATCAAGGCGGTCAGTTGTCTGGCGTTAAAAAGAAACGCATGACTCCTGTAGCTAGTATTAAAAATCACTCGTAACACTTTCTTATCCTAAACGTCTTAATTGACGTGAACCCATCACTTTTAGGAGATACAAATGGGCACACCAACAAGATTTACATACGGTCTTGCCACCGTTGCTAAAGGCAAACCACTAGGCGATTATCCATTGCCAGACCCTTTCCATACCACGTCTGACCCAGGCGTAAGCGTATTTACATATCAAAATGACTTCACAGACTTAGGTGCTGCTGCTGCTCGTACAATCACTGGCGGTGCTGCTTTTGCATTGGCTGATGGCTTAAACGGTATTGGTGTTTTGACACCAGTATCCGCTACTGCTGCTTCTGTGTATCGTACTGCTGCTTCGTTCCAGTTTATTGCAGGCAATAAGTTCTGGTTCTTACACCGTCTAAAAGCTTCTGCTATTGCAGGTGCTATGGTATTGAACTTTGGTATGTCTAAAGTTAGCGGTGGCACTATTGCTACTACTGACCGTCTATACTTTACCAAACCAGCTTCTTCAACTTCTTTGAACTTGGTTTCTGTAGTTAACAACGTTTCTACAACATTGCTTACAGGTATTACTACTGTTGCTGCTGATACGTACCTTGACGTAGGTTTCTACTACGATGGTACTGACTTGCAAGTGTTTGTTTCTGACAACATGATTGCTCGTGTATCAGGTGTTACTATCGGTTCTGCTAGTACTACTATCAGTAACGCTTTAATGTCGCCTTTCTTTGGTCTGACTCCAGTTGCTACCGAGACAGTTACTATCGACTACGCTATTATTGCCGAAGAAACCACACGTTAATAAGGGGCTACTATGACAACTACTACATCGATTCAAACGTTAGTAGACGGCCCTCGTAACGTAGTTATTAAGTATGAAGGTACTTTAACAACGACTGATGCAACTTATAAACAAATCGTTCTTCCTTCTTTATTAAGTGATTTTGATATTAACGGAGTAAAGGCTAATCGCCTCCGTATTAACAAGATTATTTATGACGTTGAAGACCTTTTGACAGTTAATTTATTATGGGAAGATACAACTGCTACCAGTAATAAAATTATCTGGAACTTAGCAGGTCGTGGTAAAGTAGATGCTTTCCGTTTTGGCGGTATCATTAATAATGGTACACCAGCACCTACAGGCGGTATTACTTCAAGCTTTGACTACGAAGGAACAGCACAAACGTTGACTTTTACAATTATTCTTGAGTTGGTTAAGCAACACACATGATGAACACTAATCTTAACGCTAAGGAAATCCAATTAATTGCTACCATCACTCGTGCTGACGGCAGTGTGGAAGAACTTGGCGTTATAGATTATTATCATCAAAATCCAATCAAGAGACTTATCTGGAGAATTAAAAAATGGCTACATTACTAGTCAATACAGGTAGGGCTATTATTACTAGCC